CTGTTCTATTGCTCCTGTCCACCCGCCCGGTGTTGACGCGGGACTTACTACACCTTTCGCCGCGATAGCCGACCCCAGTTCTTCCGAACTCGTATTGTCAACAAAAGATTGAAAGTCCGACGAATTTATAACTTCCGAAACCTGTGTTTGGGAAACACCCGTTTGTCTGCTGATTTCAGCTACGACCTGCGATTTAGACCAATCCTTGTCATAAAGGTCTTTAGCCAAAGACGCTAACATTGCAGCACCAACAGGGACGGCCCCGGCAGACAAAGCCCCTATACCCACAACTGCCTTCGCCCCCATCTTTAAATAAGAAACTATTTCATCCCATGAAGATGGTTCCGCTGTTGCCGCTCCCCCTAAGTCCGATATACTCCCGATAGATATTCCTGAAGACAGACCCATGCCAAACGGGTCTGGATCGCCTATGTCGCCAGAAAGGTTTTGACCGAGAGAGGCAGGTTTCGTCATTCCAAGAGACGACCACATCATATCCTCCGCACTCGTTTGGCCACCGCCTGTCCCAAACTCAGCTTGCCATGCAGCCTCTTGAAAAGCCCCCGACTCATACGCCCCGCCATAGGCTGAAGCGTCCCCAGGGTCCCCCCAACACAATGCCAACGGCCCATCGTACTCAAACGATTCTTCTTCGATGGTTTTCCCCGTCTTTAAATCAATCCGTATCTTGGTATAAATTTTCATTATGTTATCCTGTTCTTGCTCTTCCAATTATAATTTATCGTTGATGGGTAAAACGTAAAGTTCTGATTCACCGCACTATGCAACCATTTCAGCGTAAATGTGTTTCCAGATATTCCCCTTAATGGTATTCGCTTTCTTTTTATCCCGGTTCCACTCCAACCCGTTATCGTTTCTGCTCCAAGAGATGTATAATTTCCCGAAGTCCGAACCTGCGCAGCGTTCATCAAATCAATGGCATAATATGGGGTCATTGCAAGTGCCGCTTGCTCAGAATAAACATACGAGTCCATGTTTAAAAAAGCCTTGCGGTTTTCGTGCCTGTCAAGGATTCCTTCTTTCAGATCGTTACCGGAAACCATTGTCACAAAGTATCTCGATATGGCCCCGCCATCATCGTTGTTTCCAGAATCAAGCAACCTCGCATACCCGGTGTTGTCGCCGTAATACATATTGGTAACTTCACCGTCTTCAACCCCGCCAAAGCAATTAACCGTCAGTCCGCCCATTGGATAAAAAGCGTATCTTCCCGTGTCGGTCTTGAATTTATAGTCCAGAACAAACACATAATGTGTCGCTGCGCCGGTGGGAATTGATACCCAAATCTGCTTTTCTTTCTTGTAGTGAAAAAACTGTGTGTATTGCAGATAGTCTTTATCCGCTATTTCTTTCAGGTATCCCCCAAAATGCGGAATGATCGATGTATATTCAACGTCCCCGTATTCCTGAATGCCGGATAGTCTTTTAATATCAAACCCGTCCAAAAAGATTACATCGTTTCCCACCTGGGTTATCGCCCACGGTGAGGTAAACCCTGTGTTGTCGGTTGACTTTGAATACAACGGGGTAATCTCAAGGAGTGTGGCGTTTGTAGCAGGTGCACCCGTGACCTTATAGATATTGTTTTTCTTGCCCACTAAAAGCATGTCAAAGAACCCGAACAGCCCCGTAATAGAGTCTTTACTGTCGCCCACTGTTTGGCTTACGCCCTGTGTCGCCGTGCCCGTAGTCCACGTTGTAGGGTCGTTCAAATGGCTTGCCGTCAGGAGTGCAACATCGGTTGAGTTACCCCCAAGCCACACCCTGTTCGACCATTCAGCGATACAAAGTCCTTTTGTGGGGGTTCCGGCCAAATCCCCCTTAGTAGACGAATCTGTCCAGTATTGCGGATTATTGCTGCCTTCGTTTACACCAATCGCCTTGCCCGCAAAGTTCACCCACTGAAACATCTTGTCGCTGGTGAGCCCTGTAATCGAATCTATAAATTCACCCGTACCAACATCGTAATATCCAACCTTGGTACTGTAAGAAGCCAGCTTGTAGGTCGTTGACCCGCTTTTAAACTCGTGGAAAGACGTGAGCCTTGCCGCTAATGATGTTCCATTGAGCTTTACGCTTCCGCCCCTGCCCTTGGGTAGTCCACTGTCGTTGGGAACCACGTTGCTTGAATCAGCTAAAGCAGCCCGTGAAAGTTCGTGTGGCGGGGTAGCGTAGTCAACACCAAGGAATACATGTCCGTATTTTTCAGTTGGCATCTTAGATTATTCCAGTAGTAAACCGCCCGTAGACGAAGTGCTTTTGTTTTTCATAATCATATTTTAATTCCCACTTAATTCTTCGCTGAAAAATTGGAGAACGGTCTTCGTTAATCGCTTTGTTTGCCTTTAATAGAATTTTGGCATCAACCTCATCTTCCCTGTAATGTTTTGTTATTTCAGAAAGAACGCCGCCTACACAAATATCGTTTAATCCATTGTCTTCATCTCTACGCTCTAGAACACTGAAACATTCTGGCAATCTCCCATCCTCAAGAAAATGTATTTTTTCCAAAAGTCGCAATAATTTGGGAACATGAATGGTTATGGTATGATTGTCATTTTCCCAGTTATCAACAAGGTTTACATAAAATGTGTATTCGGGCATATTTATAAACTTCTTGCCGCCGTACCCCTCATGATTTTTCTTTGATTCAATTACCTTAATTTCAAACTTGTCGTACCAATCAAAAACATATTCTTTTGTTGCCATAATCCCCCCCCTTGTTTAGTTGGCATCCTGGTAATCCGTTTTTCTCATTCGTATTGGTATGGTTTGACCCTTCGGTACAAGCTCCATATCGAGTTTCATTAAATCCTTGATGGCTTCTGAATATTCGCTTCTAAACATCGCTATCTTTGGATCACTCCCGTCCATCAGTTCTAATGAACCAAAGTAAATCCCGCCCCTCTCAAGGCAGTATTCAAGCTGTGTCCATATCGAATCGGCAGAACCGGAAAGCGCCGTTGGAATAGCTGGATATACAAGACTTGCTATATAGATAGCGTCCGGAGTCGGGGAAACCCTGAAAACGTACTTCCCGTTTGTAGTGTCATATTCAAGGCAGAAGGTGTCTGGTTTGCCGTCAAGATAATATGTATAGTCAATGTAATAATCAGTGGCGTCGGCCATAGCCGCGGTGGAAATGATGGTAATCGTTCCTGCCGTATAGTCCATTGTGTAGTCAGTGTCTCTGGTGTAAACCGTGGTGTGGTCTGTATCGTCCGTTACCGTTTCACTATATTGAACAATGGACTTATTCGCCAATGCAACCGCTACATCGTCCGAAGACTCAAACACTTCGTCCACAATGGTAACCGGGGAAACCTGTCTGGAAAATTCTTCAGGGGTTATCTGCTGCATAACCGTGTCGTTGCTCTCGTCCTTCAGCGTCAGAAACCCCATGAAGTCGGATGGTGCCTGATAGGTGTTCTGTCCTGCCGCCGTCCTGAAGATTGACCGCTTTTGAATATGCCGGAATCTATACTTGGTGAATATGTTCCGGTATGCAGCATTGGCCCATCGGAGAGCATAGGCAAGAGATGTGGCCTCTGCCAGATTCATACCTTCCCCGAGTCCGTACAAAACGCCTTGTTGGATGGAAAGAGTTGTCATAAATTACCCCATTGCCAATCTTGGCTGAAAATGCTTATCAAGCTTGTTGCTTTTCTGGATGTTTTCTCTCATTCTCGCAACCTCTCCACGTTTCGGATAGTAGGATCTGACGGGTCGATGCGGCTCATCAAGTGCTTGTATTCCCTCACCATTGACTGAATCTTCGGGTCTGTTTGAAACCGAACCTGTTGCTTTACAACCCGCTCAAAGTCTTGGCTTGAATCGTCTTTCGGGTACCTCATATAATAGTCTTTCTTCCCCGGCAATTCCTTCTTGATTTTTTTTCCCAAGTCTTTCGCTCTTGACCACGCTGCGTTGCTCGTTTGTCCCCGGAATTTCTTTGGCACATGATTTTCCAGAACAACCTTTTTCTTTCTTATGTTCTGTACGAACTCGCCAACGTCCTGTATCTTTGGATTCTTACTGGACTGGTCGGCTTTAAGCATGTTCTCAAGACCTTCAATTTCCTGCTTAATCTTAGCCTCACGGGCCGGTGTTATAAACGCTGTGTCATAATCGTTCTGCTTTTTCTTTCTCGGCATTGTCCCCCCTTAATTATTCAACGTCCAGATGCCACACAATCGCCAATGACACCGACGCCTGTGTTGATGCGCCCGACAATAACGCCTGAAGTCCGGTAGCTTTGCCTACCCGCAGCCCTTCATTACCGAACTCAAACTGTCGCTCCTTGACGCTTCCCACGTTCATTGTCCACACCCACTCGCCGTCGCTGTCCAGAAGCTCCAATATCCCATCAGTAAGACTCGATGCCGCCTTGTAAACAGACGCCTCTATCCTGTCGATATACAGGTACATCTCGTCTGTAGCAGCGTCAACAATCTGTGACGAAATATTATCATCCGTCAGCCTTGCGGTGTTGGTGTATTCCTCTAAAACTTTGCTCATTTCATATCTCCAAGATATTAGAAGTGGGGGAGGGTTCTATTCCCCTCCCCCGGTTTATTAGGTCTCTATCGCTGGTAGAATCGTGCCTGATTTAGCAACCGTTCCAGTGTGATAGTTTTCAAAATGATGAAACTCAAGAGTAGCAGTATCGAAAAGTTCAGTCGTGGTATCAAGAGATCCCATCAGATTGTACGCTACAACCCCAGAAGAGGCAGTAGAACTGCCGGTCATAAAATCGCCAACCGCCTGAGCGTTGTTGTCTCCCGCATTAACACAGATGTTACCAACTATCTTGGCGTTGGTAAGATTAAACGCACCCATAATAATGAAATGCCCAACATCCGCAGCGGATAACTGGCTGTCATAGTTACCTATGATTTTAACTCTATCCTGGTGAGCTAAAATCGAAATAAACGCCAACGCCGCAGCGTCTACCGAAATTCTTTCACACCTAATTACTGACAACCCATCGGCTGCGTTAGCGACAGCGCTGGTAGCAATACAGGAAAGAAAGTTCATACTGGTGGCCGTTTCAACAAACGATACGTTCTCCAATATACAATCTTTTCCACTAACAATTACCGGTGATGTAATGTCTGCAAAGTTTGCGCTAAGAGCTATGTTTTTCACCATGCAGCTTGCGCCACTTATCGCAAACGTTGCGGCAGCAGCAGTGTCAAAGGTTACAACCGGACGCCTTAAACCACGGCCCATTCCGATAACACTAACCCCAGCCACGTCAAGAGCAATACCGTTTGCAGCAGAAATGGTTTCTACATGCTTGGGCATGGCATAAATAATGTCGCCCTTGTCTGCTGTACACCTTCCAATAGCAGCGTCTATCGTGGCAAGCGCCGTGTCGGGAGATTTCCCGTCGTTACTATTTGATCCAGTTGTGCTATCAACAAAAAACACACTTCCGGTAGTGAACTCCGCACTTACAGGTACACCACCCATTTGATATAACATGTCACCTACTGTAGTCATTTTGATTCTCCAAGAACCCTGAATCTTGCGTGAACAATCTTTCTCAGTCCGTGGTCAGTGTTTTTCAGGGGGGTCTTGCCGTCACCTATCGTTTCGCAAAAACCAAGGGCAAGTCTCACTTCTTCTTTTTTAAGGACGATGTGATCCTTGATTCGATTCAGCAGGGTCAACATCTTCTCCCTGCCCGTGATCTTCATGCCCATCATTTCAATGTGCATTCTAACCCTTGGATATTTCTCATACTTGCCCTGAACTTGTTCAAGTCCGGTGACAACCTTTCCACACCCGTCAAATAGACCGGCAACGTACTGATCTGAGACCGAACCGCAACCTCCTGTCGGGTCTTGGGTTCTAAAATTTAAGTCCTCCATGAGGGATTTTATTGGTTTCACCTATGCCACATTGTGTCCATACACCGGACGCCAATCGGCCCAACCATTGGCCTCGCGGTAATAAACATACCACTTGGCAACCAGCGTGTCGGTGTCGCTGTCCTGCTTGATCTCCGGTTTTACCCGGTCATAATGAAGCAGAAACATCTTCGCCAGTTTGGAATCGACCATAAACCAGTTGTCAGAATCCGTCAGTTTGTCCCACACGGCCAACTTGTACCGGCCTTCGTGGAAGTTCCTGTTGTTGTTGGCGGTATCGACTTTGCCCTTGGAATTAATGACTTCCCACCCTACTTCCTCTTTATTAACCGTGCAAACGATCATGTCATAATTCACAGCAAACAGTCTTCCCCTATCGGTATAGATTGCGTTTCGCCCAATCCGTCGCGTTGCTTCAATCGCCGGTGCAGACATCGCCGTTGATCCGGCGTTGCTCTGAACCGTCGCATCATCCGGTGAATAGGGATGTGACGCACTACACAGGCATATACTGTCGGGGCCGTCGGTTCCAGTAAAGGCACCATTGAAAATTTCGGCAAACCCATCCTCGCGGGTGTCCCCGATTGCATGGGCCAACTGCCACGGCCTTCTGTCCATTTTTGAAAACATATCGTCGTCGTACAATTTTCTTTCGACCTTGATACCGCCCGCGTACTCAGGGAAGGTAAAGGTTTTATCGTACAACTGTCCAAAGCTATCATAGGTAATCGAACCATCAAACGTAGGGATGGTGGACATACCTCCAACTCCAGAGACGATCTCATAAGCTCTGGTCGACGTTTCCATGCCAAAAATCATGGGACCCATCGACTCGTTTACAGAACTGGCTAACTCCTTGTCGTAAATCTTTCGGACTCGCGCATCAAGGAGGTCTCCAAAATTCTCAGATATTAAAATACCCATTTACTACCTCCTTTAGGCTACAACCCGAACATCCCTGAAGACGTTGCCCAACGTGGCGCTACCGCCTAACAGAAATTCGTGATAGAATCTTGCGTTTTTAATCTTCAGCCCATCGTGCGTGTTTCTCATTAGCGGCTGAAATGACATCCCTACAGCGTCGATATAGGTCATAAGACCCAGTACCGGAAGCGTTCTTGCGCCATCGTCCATCGTGCTTTTAAGATTCACATAATGATCGTCCACCGCTAGAAAATTGGTCATGGGGGGTGCAATACAAAGAAATGTATCCGCAGATACCAATGCGCCCGTTAGTGCCGTTGCGATTGTCATTGTCTCGCCGGAGTTTGCCGAATCGGTTATATAGTGCAGATAACCGTCATTGGCTCCGGAAAGAAAATACACCCACCCGCCGATCATTTTGTCGTCAACGTCGATGTCTGTGGTCGTGCCTGTTATTGTCGTACCCGCTGCTGAACCCGTGGAGGTCGATTCTGTAATAGCCGTGCCAGCCGGGTCTTTGCGGGCGTACTCTGCCCTAACAATACTCGATGCAAGGACAGGTGTGACTTTCCGCGTCCTTGCCCCATACGTAGTACTGTTCAACTGATAATTGCCTGTGATCCCCTGTTCCTCTTCCAATACGCCAAACATGCCCTCCATCGCAACGGTAGTTCCAGCCCATGTAAGCTGAATACCCGCTGCGGCGTCCCAATCCATAACCTTAACCAAAGAACCCTTATACCTCTTGGTTACGGAATCGGCGTTATAGGTGCCGTTATAAAACAGCGATAGTGTCCCAGGTTTTTGACCACCGGCTAAATCTCTAACAACTTGCATAGTGGTTTCTCC